AGATGCAGGCCCAGCAGGAGCAGGAGCGCGCGATCTGGGCGAAGGAGAGAGAGTTCGCCGAGCTGCGTGACTACGCCCAGCAGCAGGTCGCCGCGAACCGCGAGCACATCGTGCCGGAACTGCTCGACCTGGTGACCGGCAGCACTCGGCAGGAAATCGACGCGTCGATCGAGACGCTCAAGACCAAGACCACCGCGATCCTGCAAGGGATCTCGGGAGCACAAGCGCAGGCTGCGCAGGCCAGCCCGCGCGGGGTGTCCGTCACCGGCCGCCCCGACGTCGACCTGCTGAACGCCAACTCGGGCACGCGCAATCTCAGCCCCCAGGACATCGCGAACATGTCCCCAGCCGAGTACGCGCAAAATCGGCAACAGCTCCTCGCGGCATCGTCCAACCACGTCCGGACCCGAGGCCTCTACGGCTAAGGGCGCGGACTCGCCCGAGAGGAGCGGCCAGCAATGGCCAATGCGATCACGGGCACCCCGAACCTCTCCGGATCGCCGACCAACTACAGCGGCAGCAACACGCAGCTGAGTCCGGCGATCCAGACCATCTGGTCAACCTTGGCCACCTGGTAAAGCGATTTACCAGTGCAAACCGCGCTGTATCGGTGAACCCCACCAGCCTTCGCAGAACTCGATTGTGGCAGGGGGAATACCGAGGCAACCCGTCCCGGGAAGTCCGTAGAGACTTGTGCGCGCGGCGACTCCGAGAGACCTACCCAGCCGGGATAGCTGGGTCGGGCTGGAGCCGAAGATACAGTCCGAACTGCATCGATGGAAAAGATGCAGAGCCAGGCGGAAACGACCTGGCCGCGTCGCCTGTGTGCGGCGAGGTAACAGTGTGCGAAGGAGATTCTCTTCCAAGCGATGCCGATCCTCCGGTTCGAGCAGTTCGCTGTCAAGAAGACAGAACTCGGGGTTGCGCCCGGACTAACCATCAACTTCATGCGCTACCTCAACCAGGCTCCGCCGACCGCGGCGCTGGTCGAGGGCGTGCGCATGCAGACCAATGCGCTGAGCGCTCAGCAGTTCTCCATTACGGTGGCGGAGCAGGGCTACGCCGTCGCCGTGACCGAGCTGCTGCTCAACGCCTCGTTCGACGATGTCATGGCGTCGGCGTCCCGCCTGCTGGGCCGCAACATGGCTCAGTACCTCGACAACATGGCGCAGAACACCCTGCTGACGGCCTCGAGCCTGCTGTTCGGGTACTTCAAGGACCAGGCAGCGAGCATCACAGCGGTCTCTCCGTACGACCTGGGCTCCGTCGGCACCTCCGCCAACGGCCTGACCGGCGGGTACTACCTGACGCCGTCAGCACTCAGGGACATCAGCGAGACCCTGGCAACCAAAAACGTCCCGCGCATCGGCGAGACCTACGTCACCTTCGTACACCCGCACCAGTCTCGCCACCTGCGCGAGCAGCCCGAGTTCATCGAAGTCACCAAGTACGCAGCGCCCGGTCTACGGCGAGACACCTTCGCACTGGCCGCCTGATCCAGCAATGGATCAGTGAAAAACCCGAGAACTGCTGGGAAACCCGAGTCACCTACCCGCACCACAGCGTGGGGCCAAAGCCCGAGCGCGACGGTTCTAAGAAGCGAGTAGCAGGGGCAATCAGCAGCCGAGCCCGCCTGGTACGTCCGACGGGAAGGTTCACAGACCATGTACGGGTCACCCCATGAGGGTGAAGATATGGCCGGAGCTGCATGGAGACATGCAGAGGTTGGCGGAAACGACCAGCCCCACATAGCTATATGTGAGTAACAACACTGAACTTCATGCTTGGTGAGATCGGACGCCTGTTCGACCAGGTGTTCATCGAGACGACGCAGATCACGAACGCCATGAACAACGTGGCAAACCAGCAGGTTTACAACGCGATCACGATCGGCGACAACGCCTTCGGACACGCGATCAGCCTGCCGGTCGAGCTGCGCGACGGCGGCGTCCTGGACTTCGGACGTGAACATGCACTGGCTTGGTACGCGATTCTCGGCATGGGCCTGATCACCGATCAGTCCGTCGTGGTGACCGCGACCAACTGACCGTGGGCCGGAGCGGCGGCCTGACCCCGCCGTCGCTCCGACCTGCGCCACCACACCATCTCAAGGAGCATCGATGCCCCCAGCCACGCGCCAGCGTCAGGCCAAGAGGCCGCAGGACTACACCGGCCGGGAACGCGACCGTCTGGCCGCCGAGCACGCCGAAGAGACCAAGCGGCGCGCCGAGGAGGTCGCCATGGTCACCCAGGCTGAAGCCGAGGCCGCCGAGAACGAGGTCACGGACCTCACCACGCCGACACCGGCGCCGCAGGCCCCGCAAGAGCCGAGCGGCCCGGTCGAAGTGCGCAAGCCCCACCGGGTCATCCGGGTCAACTCGGACCTCGAGGACATGACCTACGGCCACGGCAATACCTACAACTTCAAGGCCGGACAGCAGTACAAGGTGCCCGCGGACGTGGCCAACCACCTCGACCGCCTCGGCTTCGTCTGGCACTGAGCGACCCGGCCACCAGAGTCAGAACACGAAGGAAACCACCATGCCCCAGGCAACCCTCGGCAGGATCGTTCAGTACACGCTGAACGAGGGCGACGCTGACACCATCCGCGCGAACCGCGAGGATGCCGGCGTTCACGCCAACTCGGCCAACGCCGGCGACGTCTTCCCGGCCACCATCGTCCGGGTCTGGAATTCGACCTACATCAACGCCCAGGTGCACCTCGACGGCCCCGACGTCTATTGGAAGACCTCCGCCGGCGAGGGCACAGGACCGGGCACCTATGCGTGGCCGACCCTCGACACCTCCGACCAGGACGACGAGACGGACTCGGGGGACCAGGACGAGGACGACGACGAGGACACCGACGACGAGGACGAGGCGGACGACGAGTCGTGAGCACCGCAACGCCCCACCTCGGGGCCAGCGTGCACTACGTCAGCTACGGCACGCCGGGCGGCGAATACCGCTCGGTGTGCCGCACCGCCCTGGTCACCGAGGTCCCGACCGACGGGCCGACGATGCTCGCCGTGATCAACCCGACCGGCCTGTTTTTCCACGACGCCGCGCACGATAGCGGAGCTGGCCAGCCCGGTGACCCGGACTGCGCGATGAAGGGCATGCACGGCGTGCCGATGCGGTACTGCCCGTGCGGCTGGACCGAGCCGTCCCTACGCGGGGGCACCTGGCACTGGGCCTCGGAGTGTCTGACATGAGCGGCGCGTTTACACCGCTCGGCGCGGAGTTCGCGCTCGACTACCTGTCCGGCTCCATGTCGACCACGCTGGTGGTGGGCGCCTCCTCCCGCAGTGTCTACATCATGCTGCTCACGGCGACCCCGACGAACCTCTCGGAGATGTCCACCTACGTCGAGGTATCCGCGACCGGCTACGCCCGCCAGGCCGTGACCTGGGGCGCCGCGACGCTCAATTCCGCCGGGGTTTACCAGATCAGCAACACCAACTCGCTGCTGTTCGGACCTTTCACCGCCGTGGGCGGCCTGGGCCCGCAGGCCACGATGTGTGCCCTGGTCACGGTCGAGACCGGCGTCGGCGGTCAGCCGCTGATGCTGTGGACCCTGGACACCCCGGGCAGCGCCCCGCAGAACGCGAGCCTGGAAATCGCCGCCGGCACCTTGACGATGTCCCTGGCGTAGGAGGCCCTGATGTGCCAGAAGCAGCGCTTGCGCAGGAAGCTCGACGCGAAGATCGCGTTGGCGAAGACGCGGCGCGGTGACCGCAATTCGTGTCGCGAGGAGCAGCGGTACTACTGGTGCATCCACTGCCGTGCCTACCACCTGACAAGTGAGCCGAAGCGATGAGCAGGCGACCCTGTGCGATCCCTGATGTGGTCGCGCGCGTGCGCAGAGAGCTCGGCGACCTCGGCACCCCGTTCCAGGACAGTTTCGGCGGCACGGGCGAGCTCGGGCAGTTCGATCTGAGCGAGTCGGGCATCGCCACCGCCACGGTCACCACCGTCGCGAGCGGCGTGGTCACACAGCTCGTACCGGACCGCGACTACACCATCGAGCCGGTCGAGGGCCGCATTCTGCTGCTCGGCTCGGCCAACCCGCTGCCGGACAACACGACGCTCATCGTCAGTGGGTTGGCACAGGGCATGTTCACCGACGAGGAGCTGGACGGCTACGTGCGCGAGGCCGTGCGCATGCACTGCGGCGGCCGGCACCTGCCGGCCAGGGTCCTGGACCAGCACGGCTTCATTCAATACCCGCAGGTCCCTGAGGTGCTGGCCAATCTGCCGGAGATCGAGTTCCTGCCGCTGACGCTGCTGGCCACGGTCAACGCACTGTGGTCGCTGGCGACCGACGCGTCTACCGACATCGACATCAGTACCGTGGAGGGCACCACCGTCGCGCGCTCCCAGCGGTTCCAACAGCTGATGACGATGATCGACGCGATCAACTCCCGCTACCGCGACTACTGTCAGCAGCTGAATATCGGTTTCTGGAGGATCGAGCAGACCACGCTGCGCCGCGTCTCACGCACCACCGGGCGCCTGGTGCCGATCTACAAAGAGCGCGAATACGACGACTACTCCCTGCCGATCCGGCTCATCCCCGAGATCGACTACCAGGACGAGGACACCTCGCAGGTGCCCGACCCCGGCTACGGCGGAGGGTACTGGTAATGGGCCGCGCGGACTACAAGCGGGGCCGGTTCACCGCCGGGCAGGAGACCCGGTCGATCAACGCCGGCCTGCGCGGCTACCAGTCCTACGCCGGCGACCAGGTCGAGTACTGGCGGTTCGACCACGCCGACTCCGTCATGGACGACGTCTACGACGAGGCCACCGGCGCCGGCCGGGTCTTCTACGGGCCCTACGCCATCCCGGTGCTGCACGTGGTGCACCTCCAGGGCGAGGACACCGCCGGCGGTACGAAGGGTTTTTATACCAATGACACGCTGTCGGCGTCCGCGTCGTTCCGGCAGGTCGCGCTGACCGGGATGACCCTCGCGGACATCCGCACCAACGCGTACCTGCGGGACAGACTCGTCTACGACGAGAAGGCCTTCAGGGTCACCCGCATGACGGCGCTGGGCCAGATCCAGCGCGCCGACCTGATCCTGGCGATCGAGTGCCAGCAGCTCAAAGCGGACGAGATCGTCGACGACGCGCAGTTTCGGCAGTGGGCCGTCGACCCCAACGCGGTCACATTTAACTGATATCCAGACGCTAACAACGCGGGTTTTTCCGCTGCGAACCTGGAACCGCGCAGGACAACCGCCCATATCGCCACACCCCGGGAGGTGCGCCGTGCCCGTGCGCCCCCCGCTTCGGCGGCGATAGCGATGCCCCTGTTCCGTAACGAGGACGCCGCGGTCAAGAGCAAATTCGCCGGCCTGACCGTGCAGAGCGCAGCCCTGAGCAGCCCGACGAACGTGGTGGTGCGCTACCAGGGGCCTGAGAACGAGTACGCGGACGCGACCTACCCGCTGATCCTCATCCAGCGCGTCGACGTCGCCTTCGCGAAAGACCGCGCAGTGCAGGGATACGCCCCGCTCAACTACGCCCCCGAGGGCTACCAGAGCTACACCGGCGCGCCCGACCCGGCGAAGTCGCCGTACTGGACGAACATGCCCACCCCGGTCTACCTCGACTACGTCGTCACGCTGCTGTGCCGGCGCGCGGAGCACCAGACCGAGCTGCTCGCCACGCTCGCCGGCTTCGACTACTGCGACGCACGCTACGGCTACCTCATCGTGCCGGCCGACAACACCGTGCGGCGTTTCGACGTGCTCGGCGGCCCGGAAACCGACACCGCACGCGACGAGCTGGGCAAACGGCTGCTGCGCGCGACCTGGCGGCTGCGTACCGCCGGCGAGCTGATCTGGGCCCCGATCGAGACCCCCGCCAAGACCACCGCCGTCGACCTGACCGTCCAGCCCACCACGGCCGGAACATAGAGGAGCTGATCAGGCATGTCCTTGGGCCGTCCCGGCGTCTACGTCCAGGAGACGCTCTCCCCCCTGCCGTCGTCCGCCGCCAACACCGCCAATGCCATCGCGGCCTTCGTCGGCACGGCCACGTACGGCGTCTCGACCCCGCAGTTGATCACCAGCTGGGCGCAGTACAACGCGCTGTATAACGGCTTCGGCAACACGGCCGACCTGTTGCCGTACAGCGTGTACGAGTTCTTCAACAACGGCGGCCAGGCGTGCTACGTCGTGCGCGCGACCGCCTCGGACGCGGTGGCGGCCTCCCTCTCGCTCAACGACCAGCAGATGACGCCGGCCGCCCTGATGACCATCACGCAGAAGAGCGTGGGCACCCAGGGCAACGCGACCTACATCACGATCAACGCGAACCCGACCGCCGGGTACTTCGACCTGCTCATCGCGGCGGGCAGCACCTCGAACGTAGTTGAGCGCTACATCGGCGTCAGCCTCAACCCCGCCGATCCGCAGTACCTGCTCGCCCTGGTCAACTCGCCGATCTCTGGATCGCAGACCGTCACCGTCACCTACACCAGCGCCGTGAGCCCCTGGACCACCGCGCAGACCCCGGCCGCCCAGTCCAACACCCCGCTGACCGGCGGCGCCAACGGCACCACCGGCAACATCAACCTGGTCACCACCGCCGAGCAGCTCGCCAGCATCCAGGGCATCATCAACCTGAACCTGCCGGGCGTCACGACCGTGGCCACCGTCAACGCGCTGACCGCGTGGGCCGCGGGCCTCGGCAACGTCTTCCTGGTCGTCGACTGCCCGCAGGCCTCGACCACCTATGCGAGCACCGTGGCCGCCTACGAGGCCCTGGCCCCCAACGCGGAATCCGGCACCCCGTACACGCAGACCTCCTATGCCGCGATGTACGGGCCGTGGCTGATCTGCTCGGACCCCTCCGCCCTGGCCGCCGGCGCCGTGCGCACCCTGCCGCCCGGCGGCGCCGTGCTCGGCCAGTACGCGGCCATCGACCTGGCCCAGGGCCCCTACCAGGTCCCGGCAGGCGTGGGCACCACGCTGTCCGGCCCGGTCGGCGTGGACACCACGTTCCTGGCCTCGGACCTGGACGCGCTGCAAAACGACGGGGTGAACATCATCAGGCAGGTGCCAAGCTATGGATTCTGCATCATGGGAGCAAGAACCCTGACTTACGGCATGCCCAGCCGCTACATCAACATCCGCCGGACACTGATGTACATCGAGAACACCCTGGAACAGCAGCTGCAATTCGCCCTGTTCCAGCCGAACAACTCCACCCTGTGGAGCAAGATCACCGCCGTGGTCACCCAGCAGCTCCAGTCCATGATGCAGGCCGGATACTTCGCCTCGAAATCAGCGTCAACCGCTTTCTTCGTGACCTGCGACAGCTCGAACAACACGCCGACCAACCAGGCGACGGGCGTGGTCAACGTGACCGTCGGCGTCGCGCTTTCCGCGCCGGCCGAGTACGTGGTCATCGACATCGGCCTGACCCAGGAGGCGACCACCGTCACCTCGACCCTGACCTGATCCGTCCTCTCGCGGCTTGATCGGCGCAACGCCCCCGAGGAGTAAGGGTGAGCAGCGGCACCGTCACCCAGTCGCCGTCCCTGGCGACCTATCAGACCGACCCACTTCGCAACTTCAAGTTCATCGTCATCATCAACAACCCGATTTTCACCCCCTCGTCCGCAGGGACGACGCCCACCTTCGGCTTCATGTCGGTCAGCGGGCTGGGTCAGCAGACTGACATCATTGCCTACCGGCAGGGTGGCTATAACACCACAACCCAGAAGATGCCTGGCCAGACGGACTTTAGCCCTCTTGTATTGCAAAAAGGACTTATCTGCGGGGACCTGGAGGCCCTCGGCTGGATGCAGTCCCTGTTCGCCGTGCAGCAGGGCTCGGGCAACTGGTCCAACAGCCAGGAATTCCGCTCGAACGTCGACATCCTGGTCATCGACCACCCGGTGACCACGCAGACCGCCGCGGTCAAAGCCGCCTTCAGGGTCTACAACGCGTGGCCGACCCAGATCTCCTTCACGGACCTGGACGCGGCCGGCAACGGTTTCCTCGTCAGCCAGATGACACTCGCCCACGAAGGCTGGGCCCTGAACGTCGCCACGGCCGCCGGCTCCGGCAGCACCGTCACCCCGCCCACCTGATCAGTACCGGATACCCCTCGGAGAACACGTTGTCGTCACTGCAACTGGACTACCCCACGTTCGACGCGCTGCCCGGACAGGTTTTCGACGCGCGCACCAGCAGCCAGGGCGCGGTCGACGCGAAACTGGCCGAAATCCTCGGGCCCGGCGCCGAGCCGGAGCCGCCGCTGCCGCAGGACTGCACGGTCACGCTGCCCTTCGGCCTACGGCGCGGCGCCGAGACGCTGCGCGACGCGGTGGTGCGTGAGCTGACCGGCGAAGACGAGGAAGCCATGGCCAAGGTCGGCGCCAACCCGCTGACCTACCTGGACGAAATCCTGGTCCGCGGCACGGTCAGCATCGGTCAGTACCCCGCGAGCGCCGAACTGGTGCGCGAGCTGACCATCGCGGACCGCGACACGCTGCTGATCGCGATTCGCCGCGTCACGCTCGGCGACGAGCTGAACATCACGGGTCTGACGTGCCCGCACTGCCTGCGGCGCTCGGACATCACGGTGCACCTTGGCCGGCTCGACACCCCCCTGCCGGGGGAGTACGACCGCGAATTCGAGGTCAAGCTGCGCACCGGCGGTGTGGCTCTGATCTGCCAGCCGACCGGCGCGGACCAGATGCTCTTCGACCTGAACGCCAGCCTGGCCGAACAGAACACGCTGCTGATCGCGCGCACGCTGCGTACCTTGCGCACCGTCGACAAGGACGCGCGCACCGGCTCGCTCGCCCTGGCCCGCAGCCTGGGGCTGGCCGACCGGCGCGCCATCCTCGCGGCCCTGGAGGAGCACCGTTTCGGCCCGCGCTACAGCCAGGTCACGATGACCCACCAGGCGTGCGGACAGGAGGTTCCCATCCCCCTCGGCCCGGGGGACCTGTTTCGCGGCTAGCCCGATCCGCACGGTGCTGGAGCAGATCTCCATCCTCGCGCGTGTGCATCCCAGCTGGCGCCTGGTCGATGTGAAAAGCCTGACAATCCGGGAGCGCCGGTACTGGATGGACCTGGCGCGTTACGAGGCGGAACGGAGGTCGATGCCGCAATGAATGAACAGTCGCAGGCCCCGGGCCCGTCGCTGCGCCCGGAGCAGTCCGGCGAGCCGGCCACCGCGGCATCGATCCTGGGCACGAACAACCTCCAGGGCAGCGTCGACTCCCTGTCCAGCTCGGTCAGCAAGCTGAGCACGGACGTCAGCGGTCTGGCCGAGCAGATCAGCGCGCAGACGGGCAAGGCGAGTGCGACCAGCTCCAGCGGCACGGCGAAGACGGCGGCGTCCTCGGCGGCCACCGGCGGCGGGTATGCCTCGCGTGCCCCGTCCGGCTCCCCGATCCGCACGATGGGCGCCGCCGCCAACGCGGTCGCAGCGAAACTCGGCGGCACGGTCGGCGGCTGGCTCAGCGGGGCAGGCGGCGGTGGGGGCGGTGGGGGCGGTGGGGGCGGTGGCCTCGGTGCGGTTGCCGGCGCTGCCGGGGGTGCTGCCGGCGGCGGTGGTGGGACCGGTGGCAGCAACCTGAAAGGCACCATCGCCGGAACGGCGGTCACCGCCGGGTTCAAGGCCCTGACCAGCTACGCACAAAACCAGGCGTCCGTCATCATGACCATGAACCGGGCCGCGACCAACGGGGTGAACAACTCCGGCATCGGCCCCGGCGGCTACGATGCGACGGCGCAGCGCGTCGTCGGCATGATCTACGGCAGCCATGGTCAGGGCCTCAACGTCACCGCCTCCTCGCCGCAGGACGCCGCGGGCGCCGCGGCGATGCTGAACTACTACAGCGGCCAGACGATGATGACCTCGAGCGGCGGGGTGAATCAGAACTGGTTCACGGCGCAGTCCGGCATGTACTCCATGGGTTACGCCAACCCGTACATGTCGCAGACGCAGATCGCCCAGAACCTCGCCTCGGTCTACAGCAACAAGTCGTTGATGACGATGTGGGGGCTGGGCTACCACCCGTCGGTCGGCGCCGGCGGCCAGCTGGCCAGCCCCATGAGCATCGCGCAGAACGTGTTCTCCCGCACGTTCGGCGGCAAGACGTCGGTGAGCAACGCCACGATGGCCGCGGCCACCGGCGAGCGCGGCAGCCTGAACGCGAACCTCGGGTACCTCGCGCAGCAGTCCGGCTGGTCACAGGGCACTGTCACCATGCTCGAGACCTACCTCCAGCAGCGCAACACGGCCATCAACGCCGGCGCGAACCCGAACACCCTCGACAGCCTGATCCAGCAGGCCTCCAGCGGCAGCAAGACCGCCCAGTCCCAGCTGAGCAAATACGGCATCGGCGCGAGCACCGTCCAGAGCATCAAGGACCTGCAAGCCACCCAGACCGGGACGAGCGCCGATCAGTACTCCGCTTTCAACAATTCCCTGCAACAGTCGGTGGGCCTGCTCAACGACTTCAACCAGGCCCTCAGCGGCGTACTGGGCTCTACGCCGCTGGGCACGATGCTGGGCACCGCCGGCGGGGTCGCGGCCACCTTCCCCGGGGTGACCAACGCGTTCGGCGGCGCCGCCGGAGGGTTCACCAGCGGCATGATGAACTCCGCCGGCGGAGGCCTGGGCGGCGCGGGGATGGGACTGGCCACCAACCTCACCGGCAGCGCCCTGTCCGGTGTCGCGTTCCGCAAAGGCGGGTCGCTGGCGGCCAACGCCTGGAACCGGATGCGCGGCAACACCTCGAGCAGCGCGGCCGACGACGCCGGGGACGCCGGCGGCGATGTGGCCGGGGACGTCGGCGGCGACGTGGCCGCCAGCGCGGCCGATGCGGGCGGCGCCGGACTGCTCGGCAGCATGGGCATGGTGGGCCTGGGCGTGGGGACCGCCTACATGGGCAGCCACCTGTCCCAGAGCGTGAGCACCTCAGTGGCGCCGGCCGGCAGCAACACCCAGGAACTGGTGCGCATGGGCGGCCTCGCCGGCTCCTACGCGCTGGCCGGCGCTGCGATCGGCAGCATTTTTCCCGGCCCCGGCACGGCGATCGGCGCGGGGATCGGCGGCATCATCGGCTTGCTGCAAGGCGCCTACGACGCCTACAAGGACCGCCAGACCGCCGCAGCCGGCAACCCGGCCGCCACCACGTCGATCATGCCGTCCGGCATCGCGGGCGTCTCCACCAACGGCGCCCCGGCCCCGATGATCACCGGGCCGAATCAGATCACCGTCGGCCAGGGCTCCGGCGCCGCGGTCGGCTCCCCGCTGCCGGGGCTCACGGGCCTGCCGAACGTCGGGGTCGCCGCGCCGCCGAGCTCCGTGACGCCCGCCGTCGGTGCCGGCGCCGCGGGCGGCGCGGGAGGCGGCGCCGTGGCCAAAGCCCTCGCCTTCGGCCTCGCCCAGGTCGGCAAGCCGTACCTGTGGGGCGGCACCGGCCCGAACGCATACGACTGCTCCGGGCTGACTCAGGCCTCGTACAAGGCGGGCGGGGTGTCGATTCCGCGCACCAGCCAGCAGCAGATGACCATCGGCTCGCCGGTCAAGCCCGGCACCGAGGTCCAAGGTGACCTGATGTTCCCGGAGCCCGGCCACGTCGTCATGTGCCTGGGCGGCGGCAAATGCCTCGAGGCGCCGCACACGGGAACGAACGTGCGCACCCGCACGTATCAAACCTCTGAATTCCCGACGATGCGGCGGGTGGTGGCCACGGCCACCCAGCCCCAGGGCGCCGCCGGCGGCAATGCGGCGACCAACACGGCCGGCTCCGGGGCGAACATGTCCAACCTCTCGGACTCCTCGATCGGCGGCCTGTCCGAGTTGCAGGCGTTCAACAACGCCATGAACAACGCCTTCCTTTCACCGCTGCCCACCAACGGCTCCGGCGCGCCGGTCCCCACCACCAACACCAGTTCGCCGAACTCGACGACCAACACCGAAGGCCTCAACCCGCAGTCGATGAACGGCAAGGCCAGCGACCAGTACGGGCACACCTACCAGGTGCCCAGCGGCCCGAAGCCCCCGGGCACCCTGGCCAGCTGGATCTCCACGGCGCTGAGCATCCTCGGCCTGCCGTCCGCGGACAGCGACGACATCAACATCATCGCCAGCCACGAGTCCGGTGGAAACCCCTGGGCGATCAACCTGACCGACTCCAACGCGGCGGCCGGGCACCCCTCCGAGGGGCTCATGCAGACGATCCCCTCCACGTTCACCGCGCACGAGCTGCCCGGCCACACCGACATTTGGAACCCGGTCGACAACATCATGGCCGGCACGCGCTACGCGATCTCCCGCTACGGCTCGCTGGACAAGGTGCCCGGCGTCGTCGCCGTCAAGGCGAACCGGCCGTACGTCGGGTACTCCGTGGGCACCTACAACGTGCCGAACACCGGGACCGCCCAGCTGCACGCCGGCGAAATGGTGGTCGAGGCGCCGCTGGCCAACACCATCCGCAACTCGCTACTGAAGGAGTCGCTCTACTCCCCCGGCGCAGCCGGCGCCCAGGGCGGCGGCGGGCAGGTCGCGCTGAATTTCGCGCCCGGCTCGATCAGCGTGTCGATCCCCAACGCGTCGGCGGCGTCCGCCCAGCAGGCCGCGCAGATGATCGTAGACAACATCACCAGTGACCCGCGGATCGCGCAGATGGCGGTGGGCCTGTGATCGGCAACGCGTACCCCCAGGCGAATTTCGACCCGCGGATTTTGAATCTGCCGATGCCGCAGGCGTGGCTGGGCAAAAACCCCGGCGCGCTCAGCCGCGGCTACATCACCCAGACCGCGTCCATCACGAACGACCCGGCGCTGATCTACGCGTGCGCGTTCCTGTACAACCCGGGGCAGGTCGAGGTCACCCACGCGCTGGACCCCTCGTCCTGGGTCACCCCGCAGTTCGCGCGCAGCACCGCGGACACCGGGCAGTTCCTCGTCGGCCTCCAGGCGACGCTGAACTTCACCTTGATGTTCGATCGTACGTACGAGGTCAACACCGCGGGCGGTTCGATCGTCAACGGGCAGGGCCCGACCACCTACCCCTCCGGGCAGATCCCCGTGGCCAACCAGGCGGGCATGGGCAGTCAGGCCACCGACTCCGGGGAGGACCCGCGCGTGCTCGGCGTGCGCGCCGACATCAACGCCCTCTACCGCATCTGCGGCATCAACGCCCCCCTGGCCAACCAGGCCTACAGCGACGCCCAGGGCAACCCCTACACCGGGAACCTGACCGGCCCGATGCAGCAGGTTCCCGCCTGGTGCTACTTCGGCAACACCGGCAGCGGCAACAACCTGGCGTACTTCGGGTATCTCAGCGAGCTCGATATCCAGTACACCCACTTCACGCAGGACCTCACGCCCATGCGGTGCACCGTCGCCGTCTCCTTCACCCTCCTGCCCATCGTCAGCCCCCCGTCATCATGATCAGTACCAGTTCCCGGTATGCCTCCGCGCAGGTCGCCCCGGTCACCGACACAGCCGGCGTCACGCGCCTGACCATCCTGCCCAGCCCCCCGGCGGATGCGACCTACCAGGTGCAGTACTACAGCTGGCAGCAGAACGACCGCGTCGACACGGTCGCCGCGCGCTTCTACAACTCCGAGCAGCTGTGGTGGATCTTCGCGCGGGCGAACCCGGAAATCCTGGTCTGGACTAACCTCGCGGCGGGCACGGTGATCAGGGTGCCGACCCATGCCTAGCTCACTGCCCGCCCCCAGCTTCGCGCCGAACCTCACGCTGGTCACCCCGCCGATCGACGGCAACCACCGCCTGGCCGGCGCACAGATCCGCCTGGCCGAGGGACAGCACGCCCTCGCACAGATCAGTGTCCTGACCCCCCTGGACCCGAGCCAGTCCGCCGTCAACGCCGCAGTACCCGCCGCCTTGATCTGGCCGGACTTCACCCCGGTCCATTTCACGTACGGTTCGTCACTGAGCGATATCACAGACTTCTACGGCTACATCGCCTCCTCGCGCATCCAGCCCGAGCAGACCCCCACGCGCCTGTCCGGCATCGCCACCGCGACCGTGCAGTACACGCTGACCGGCACCTCGATGTACATGCAGTCCGCACTCTCGCGCAGCTACCTGAACACCACCGCCTCCGCCATCGCGCGCCAGATCGCCGCCGCCCACCAGCTAGCGGTCTACACCACCCCCAGCCCGCGGCTCTTTCCCGCCAAAACCCAGGCCAACCAGTCGGATTTCGCGTTCCTCCAGGCCCTGGCCCAGCAGGTCGGCGCGCGCTGCTGGGTCGACAACGCCCTGCTGTACTTCGTGTCCCCGGCCACGAACATCGACCCGGCCGGCGCCGCCGTCCCGGCCTTCCAGCACAACCGCACCCCCGGCCAGTGGGACACCCTGAGCCAGTGGCAGCCCACCGTCGGGGAGAGCGACCCGTCCGGCGCGATCCTGGCCTCGCACACCGCCACCACCGTGCGCTCGGCCTCCGGCCTGATCGCCACCGCCACGGTCACCCCGCAGCGCGTCTCCGGCGGCCAGACCAGCGCCCCGGCCCTGTCCTCGATCGTGCGCGACCAGCTGGCCGGCAGCGCGGGCGAGGCCGAGCAGATCGCCCAGGCCGCCGCGGACAACCAGCGCTACTGGGTCTCGGCGAACGCCACCGTCGACGGCAACACGGCGCTGCGCCCCGGCCGGCAGGTCACCATCTCCGGCAACGCGATCTCCGGGTCGGACGCCGGCACCTGGCGCATCTGCCAGGCCGTGCACAAGATCACCCTCGACCTGATCGCCGCCTGGCACAACACCTACCTGTGCGATCTGAGCGTCGGGCGCGACCAGGAGGGCTCGCTCAGCCTCCAGCAGCCCGTCGTGCCCGCCCCGCTGCCCGGACCCATGACCCTGATCGGGAGCACCTGGCAGGCCACCAGCTACGGGAGCGGCACATGAGCGCAGAGATCTACGAGGCCGTCGTCGTCAGCACGGCCGACCCGCTCGGCATCGGCCGCATCAAGCTCGCCATCCCCCAGCTCTGCGGGACCGCGGTGTCCACCTGGGCCCAGCCGACGGCGCGCACCAACGGCGCGCCGCCACCGACCGGGTCCACCGTCTGGGTCAGCCTGGACACCGGAGACCCGAGCAAGCCGGTCTACCACGCCGCCGCGTTGTGGTCCGCCTGGACCGCGCTGCCGGGCGAGGCACTGGCCGCCGGCTTCAGCGCCCCGACCGCCGCCTACCGCACCGGGCCCGGGGGCGCCGTGCAGTGGCGCGGCCAGGTCAGTACCACCACCTCCCCCCTCGCGCAGGGCACTGCGATCCTGACCGCGCCGCCCGCCCCGGCCGCCGCCGGCGCGCCGACGGCCTTCACGCTGATCGCCACGCCCGGCAGCTCCACGCCCGCCGCCGCCCCGGTGGCCCTCAGCGCCGGGGGGACGCTGAGCTACCTCGGCGCGAACCTGTCGTTCAGCGGCACCCTGACCCTCAACCTCGCCCCGCTCGCCTATAGCACCCTGTGAGCCGCACATGAGCACACCCCTCGCCATGGCCATCCCGTTCGCCGTCGACCAGGCCGGCAACGTCGCCCAGCAGCAGGCCCCGATCACCCAGCTCCAGGACCGGGTCACCGCCCTGGTCGGCACGCTGCCCGGCCAGCGCGTGATGTCCGTCGGGTTCGGCGTGGCGCTCGCGCACCTGCTGTTCACCCCCGGCAACGAGATCCGCGTGCAGGCCACCTACCAGCAGATCGCCGACGCGCTGCGCGTCTACGAGCCCAGCGCCCGCCTGGTCAACGTCACCCCGATCTCCGACGCCTCCGGCACCGGCGTCTCGGCGGTGCTGGCCACCGCGACCCCGGCGGCGATGAGCGGCCCGAACAGTTCGGCGGTCCAGAGCGTCTTCATCGCCGCCGACGGCTCCGTGGTCGATTTCGCCTCAGCATCGTGAATATTCGTCCCTAGACTAATGACGACGTCTCGCAGCCCGCTCGGAGCATGATCCGCACCGAAGGAGGCGCACGTGTCGACGCCCGCGACGGGAACGCCCCTGCCGGCCACGATCGACTACACGTCGAAAGACTTCTCAGGCTTCGAATCCTCCCTGTTCGCCTACGCGAGCCTGGTGATGCCGCAGTGGACCGCCCGGCAGACCGGCGACTTCGGCGTCCTGCTGGTCGACATGGTCGCCTACGTCGGCGACATCCTGTCCTACTACCAGGACCGCATCGCCGCCGAGGCGTACCTGTCCACCGCCACCCAGTACTCCTCCGTGGTCAACCTCGCCGCGCTGATCGGGTACACCCCCGCGCCCGCCCTGCCGGCCACCGGGTCGGTCACCTTCGTCTCCGACCCGTCCACCACCAACCCCATCGTCATCCCGGCCGCCACGCAGCTGATCACCGGCTACCAGGCGACGATCGACGGGGTCGTCACCTTCGAGCTCGACGACGCGGTCACCGTCCCGCCGGCCGGCGCCACCGCGACCGGCACCGTCACCCAGGGCAAGGACCAGGGCACCTACACCCTGTCGGTCTCGATCGGCGTGCCCACCACCACCGACTACCTCGTCAAGGACCTGGGACAGTCCACTGGCGCGGCCGGCGAGCAGTTCACGCTGCCGACCTCCCCGGTGCTGCTGGACACCCTCACCGTCATCGTGCAGCTGCCCGCCGGGGGCGCCGTGTGGAGCCCGGTGGCCACCTTGCTGACCGCAGGGCCCACCGACGCCGTCTACTCCACGTCCACCGACGCCAACGGCGCGGTGACCCTCACCTTCGGCGACAGCGTCAACGGGTCCATCCCGCCGGCCGGCGTGACGGTCTCGGCGAGCTGGCGCGTGGGCGGCGGCGCCTACGGCAACCTGACCGCCGGCTCGATCACCGACCTGGCCGTCACGCTGCCCGGGGTCTCCGTGCAGTCCTCCAGCCAGACCACCGGCGGCGCCGACGCCGAGTCGATCACCTCGATCCGCACCAACGCCCCGCGAGCCTGGCGCTTCCAACAGCGCGCCGTCACCGTGCAGGACGTCGCCGACGCCGCCCTGGCCACCCCCGCCGTGTATAAGGCCTCCGCGATCCTGTCCGGGCCGGGCAGCGCCACTGTGTTCATCGTCGCCGCGCAGAACACCGCTGCGAGCACGTCGCTGATCACCGCCGTGCAGAACTACCTCAGCCCCCTGATGATGGCCGGGTGCACGGTCAGCGTGCAGGGCGGCACGACCGTGCCGGTCAACCTCGGCACGCCCGAGAACCCGGTGCAGCTCGGCGTGCAGCCCACCTACAACCGGGCCAACACCGTCTCTGCTGTCCAGCAGGCGATCAGCAACTTGTTCGCACCGGACGCCGTCGATTTCGGCCAGCTGATGCCCCTGTCGGCCGTCTACGCCGCCATCGACGCGGTCCCGGGGGTCTCCCTGGTCTCCATTCCCGTCTACGCCCGCAGCGACCTGCCGCAGACCGGCACCGCCGACGCTTTTTTCCGCGCGTGGGAGATCCCCGCCGCGGGAACCGTGACCGTCAATGCGACCGGAGGGATGTAAATGGGCAGCGCCACCTACCCGGCCGCCGTACGCACGTTCAGTGAGAAAACCGACAACGTCACCACCGTCGACGCGAGCGACGTCAACAGCCTGCAAGACGAGGTGGTCGCGATCGAGACGACGTTGGGCGTCAATCCCGCTGTCTACGCCCCGGTCGGCGTGCCGCCGACGCCCTACGGCTCGGTCGCCGCGCGCCTGGCCGCGCACGAGGCCTATATGGCGGAGCTCGAAAACCAGATCAACCTGCTGTCTTTCGCGGCGGCCGACGGCTGGTCGACGCCGGTGCTGCGCCTGAGCCAGGGCGGCGTCACACCACCGGTGATCAACCTGCTGCACGGCACCGGCTACGCCCCGGTGGTCTGGAACACCGCCCCGACGCAGGACCCGGGCCACATGTGGACCCCCGGCAGCGTCCTGACCTGCGTGCTCGGCGGCTGGTACAACCTGGAGTACTCGCTGACGGCCGCCGTGGACTGGACCACCCTGAACACAGTGCAGGCCAGCAACAACGCGCTGGGCATGGTGCCGATCCCGTTGGCCATGCAGCGCGTGATCATGCAGGTCGCCATCAACGGCACCGTGGTCAGCCAGGACTCCTCCGTGATGGTGTGGACCAACCAGGCATACGGCCTGCCGCACAACATCTGCGCCGCCTACTCCGGCCCCCTGAACCAGGGCGACGTGATCACTGTGCTCACCGGGGAGTACTCCGGCCTGGTCACCGCCACCGCGGGGTTCGCCGCCACGTTCGTGCGGGGCCTGCCGGGAGTCGACTGATGGCCGTCTACGGCGTCGCGGTCTACGGCAAGGAACTCTACGGCGCGCCGCTGATCTCGGCCTACACCGTCCAGGGGCTGACCGCCAACCAGGACGACTTCGGGCGCATCACCGTGTCGTGGACCTCCCCGCCGCTGGCCGACTGGTCGCAGCTGATCCTCGTGCGCAGCGGCTACGGGTTCCCCGTCGCGCCGACCGACGGCGTCCTGCTGGCCACGTGGGACACGACCGGCACCCCGCAGTCCTACACCGACCTGGGCCTTAGTCCCGGCTACTGGTACTACACGCTGTTCATCACCGCGGACTTCGCCAGCTGGACGGCCGACACCGTCTACTCCAGCGGCGACCAGGTGGCCTACGGCGGGTCGGTCTGGATGTGCCTGGCGCCCTACGCCCTGGACGTCACCCCCGGCTCGAACGACGCCGTGTGGATTCCGGACAGCGAGATCGTCCAGTACATCCCGGCCGGGTCGATCTCCAGCCTGGCCGTGGTCGACCACGGCTACGGCGCGATGCTCTACACCCAGATGCCCGCCGCCTACAAGACCGCCCCGGCCAGCTCCACCGACACCGGCCCGGACAACGACGACCTCCAGGACTTTCTCAATGTGCTGGGATTCGGGTTCTCGACAGTCGCCACCGAGCTGGACGACCTGCTCGCTGCGTACGACGTGACCACCGTGCGCCAGGACCGGCTCTACGCGATCAGCCAGACCCTCGGCCTGCTCGACGAGATGGGCTCCAGCGCCCGCTTCCAGCGCCTGCGCACCTTGAACGCGGCGAAGATCAACCAACAGCACGGCACCCAGAACGGCATCCTCGATCTGATCTCCAGCGCCACCGGCCTGCCGACGCAGATCGAGACCGGCTACAACCTGCTGCTTGGTCAGGACCAGTCCGCGTTCGCCGACCCGATTCCCGCGCCCTGGTCCGCCGCGGCCACCTACCAGGCCAGCCAGCAGGTCTCCTACCAGGGCGTACGCTACACGTGCATCGGGTTCTCGCAAACCACGAATGCGGCCTCCTACGGTGCCCAGGGGGTCACCGCGACGCCGAACGCGCTCAGTACCCCGAGCCTGGGCGGCATCACACAGGTCAAAGAAGCCGCCGTGGCGCCGGCATCGATCACCATCCCGTTCACCGTCACCGAGCCCGGCGCCTACTACGCGCAGGTCGCCGTGGACGCCGCAGCGGACCACGGCATCCTGACCGCGGCCATCAACGGCACAGCCGTCACCCTCGCGCCGCTGCCCACCGCGCTGCCCACCGGATTCGGCCTGGCCCCACCGCCGCCGAGCGCATTCGTCGACCAACTCGACCTGTACGCCCCGTCCGCCACCGCCCTGTGCACCGTGCAGAGCTCCACCGTGCCGCTGTCCGCCGGCAGCTACACCCTGGTCCTGAGCACGACCGCGAAAAACCCCGCGTCCAGCGGATACTCGATCGCGTTCAGCCAGGCACTGATCACCGGGGCGTTGCCGGTCTACGCAGCCGGCGCGCCCCCGCCCTCGGCGCCCTCGCAGTGGTCGGCCACCGCCACCACCTCGAGCAGCACCCTGTACGCCAATGCGGCCACCGGCGCCCAGGGCACCTGGAGCGTGCTGGCCGGCGCCGCCACGCTCGCCATCGGATATCTGGGAGGCTGAACATGACCCTGCCGATCGCGAACCAGAACTGGCTGACCGCCACGCCCACCGGGTCGACCCCCACCCTCCTGACCACCGCGTCCTACCCGGCGATCACCGCCTGGTCCGGCACGGTGACCTACCAGGCCGGTGCGATCGTCACCGGCCCGGACACCCTGCAATACCAGGCCCTGGTACAGAACACGAATATCGCGCCGCCCGCCCCGGCGACCTGGACGCGCACCGCGTATACGAGCCCGGACAAGGGGATGCTCGCGCAGAGCGCCGTCGCCCTGCCCTATCTGCCCGAATGGGACCCGGCCACCGCGTATACTCCCGGCACGCAGGTCGTCTACGGCAACAACACGTTCCTGACGATCGACGGCAGCCGGGGCGTGACCCCGCCGGTCGTCCCGAACAGCAACAGTGACTGGGAATGGGTCGGCTCCTCCCAGGCCGGCACGCTCGCCTCCTGCTACGTCGCCGGCGGCAGTTACAGCGCGACCGTGTACACCGGCACGTCTTATTTCGATAGTGACGGCGCGCTGATCGCCGCACCCAGCGGCATGTCCAGCACCGGCGCCACGATCACGATGCCGCTGTTCGCGAGTCTGACCGACGACATGACAGAGCTGTACTACACCAACGGCAACACGCTCGGCTACCTGTGGCTCGCGAACCCGCTCGGGTTCTGGCAGATTTCCGATGGCATGCTCTATGGCTCCCTCACCTATTCCGGAGCGCAGGCCATGAAGCTGCTGACCGTTCAAGACCTGCGTTCGGACTGCTGCATCGGAGTGACCGCGCAGACGGAGGTTGCCGCCGGCACCGAGGTCGGCATTATTTTCCGGTTGGATATCGACACGCAGAACTACTGGACCGCCTCCCGCTCCCAGATTCAAAAAGTGGTGCTGGGCGTCGCGACGACCATGGCCACTTATACCCGGTTGCCGGTCGGCTCGCGTTTCTACGTCCAACTCAGCGGCCCGGCGATCCACCTGTACGCCTACCCGGGCAACGCGGCAGCCCCGGTGCTGATCGCCTCGGTCTCCGACTCCTTCAATCAGGGCTCGGTCAATCACGGGCTCTACCAGCAGGTTATCTGATGACGATCAATATCAGCGCCTCCGGCGAGAGCTACAGCTTCGGCGCGGCCGCAGCCACCGGCACCTCCCTGGCCATCGCGATCACCGCGGCCGGCAGCTCGCAGTCCGCAGGCGATGCCGCCGTCGTCCTCGCGCTGCCGCCAGGGGGCCTGACCGACTTCGGGATCTGGGACCTCAATGGCGTCGACCCGGCGATCAGCTGCCTGATGACCTCGATCGCCGGAACGCCGAACGGGCGCGCCTCGTGCGCCTCGACCGTCCCGATCCAGTACACCACGGCGCTCGGCACGCTGTGGAACGGCGCCCAGTGGGCCGCCGTGCGCATGATCTGGGACAGCGAAAGCCCCGCCGCGATCACCGCCGTGCAGATCGAATCGGTCACCCTCGGCAACCTGCTGCCGCCGGACGCGGCGGATTACCGCACCCGCCTGGCCTACACCCCGCTAACCGACAACGCCACCGTCTCACGTACCGACGAGTTGGCGCTGAGCGGTACCTATGCCGGAAAACTGGTCAATGTCGGCGGCTATGTCGAGTATTCGATGGCGCCGATGGACATCTCGGTCGTGCCCTGCACCCCCGGCGACGTGATTACCGCGTCGGTCAACGTCGCCATGCAAGACGCCGGCGCCGAAGTCTCCGCCGTGTTGCAGTTCTACTACGCGAACATGGAGCCCCGGGGCATCTCCGGCAGCCTTGCCATCATCCATCCGGGCGGGTTCGCCTGGGTGAAGCCGACCGTGCAAAGCCCGGTGCTCTCCGGCGCCGCCTACGTCGGGGTCGTGCCCACGATCTTTCGCTCGCCGCCCATCGCCGGCGAGGTCGCGTATGTCGACTGCCACCATATCGCCAGCGGCATCCCCTCGATTTCGCTCGCTCCAAGCGCCTACCAGGCGCCGCGCCAGCAGAACATCACAATCCTGCCGAACCGCGCGAATTTGATGTTCAACCCCGGGTTCAATTCCTCCACCAGCTCCTGGTGGGCCACCGGCGGCCCGTCCCCGGAGTTGACCTGGGACGAGACGGTCGGGCGCACCAAGCCCGGCGCCGCGAAACTCGTGGCGAGCTACGGCTCGGGCACCTGGCCGCAGATCGGCTCTCAGAGCGCCACGACGCAGGCCGCGCGCGGCATGGCGCTGCTGACCCCCGGGGTGACCTACACCGTCTCCGGCTGGGTCCTGGCCGCCCCGGGCATGCCCGCGATCGGCATCACGGTGCAGATCGACGGCGACGTGTATTTCAACGGCTCCACCACCGTGGACGCCCTGGCGGACGACACACTCCAGGATGCCGGCTGGCTGCGCACCTACCTGACCTTCACCGTGCCGCAGAGCACATCGGGCAACACGTCGGTGATTTTCGGCACCACCCAGGCCGGCTGGAGCGCGTTCGCGAACGCGGTGACGTTCTGGGTCGACGACGTGCTGTGCGAGCAGACCCCGGTGCTCACCGGCTATTTCGACGGCGACGAGCCGAGCCTGGACTACATGTGGGCCGGGGCCAACGACGCCTCGCCGTCCCTGTATTACCGGGATTTCCGGGCGCTGCAATACCGTCTAGATGAGCTCGTCGCACCGGCGCTGCCGCTCGGCGTGCCCTACGCGTTGAATTTCACCTTGCCGTATTCGTGATCTGATCGGGCAGGCGCATCCTCCGGAGAACGCTCATGGATCGTGTCAGTCTCCTGTCCCTGCTCGTCGGCACGGTGCTGCCGCTGCTGGTCGCCCTGGTGACCAAGGCCAGCTGGTCCGAGACCCCCAAGGCGCTGCTGCTCGCGGTGCTCTCCGCGGCCACCGGCGTCGGCGCCGA